ACCGTCTTTACCGCCTGAGCCGCCTGTGCCGTACTCCAACGCTTCCCATGAGAACTCATATACCTTAGGCATTATTTGTCCTTGGTGTCTTTTAGTGTACTCGGTTGCTTCAACTTCTCAGTCTTAGCCTTAGAGGTACTCTTTGTGCTCGCTGCCTTAGCAGGTTTAATAACCGCTAAAGGAGCAGAGGCGCTAGCCCCTGCATCCAAAGCGGCACTCTGAATAGTGTACACGAGTGCCATATACTCTCCTTATGCGCGGGTAACATTTACCACAGCAGCGGTATCAGGACGGCGCACACCAACGGTGTACATAGCATAGCAGTCCAGAACGTTGCTGAAGTTCAACTTGTCATCCCAGAAAGTGCTGGTGAACGGTTTAGCTTCGACAGTCACCAAAGTTTTGGTTTTGTCAAACACAATCATCTCACATTTCAGGTCGGCTGCTGTTGCATCGAAACCATAAGAGTTCGCAGCAGTACTCAACTGGTGATGACCACCGGCCAGAGAAGTACCAACCTTAGTCGGGAATGTTACGCACTCTACGATGTTGATACCGTTGATGCGAGCTACACGGCGGTCAGCGAAATCACCGTTGTTGCTGGTGAAGTCTGCGTTCAGCAGTTTCGGGTGATGAGTGAGCTCAGAGAACACAGCGGGAGTTACCAGAGTTACCATACCGCTCAACGGTACTTTACGGGTAATCAAGGTTTCCACAGCTTTCTTGTGAGCTTGTTCCAGAGCAATTGCGTTAGCTTCCAATGCAGTTTGAGTAGCGGCATTGGCAGCCAGACTTACAGCAACCTCAATACCGTCATTGAACGCAGGCTTCAGGTGCGCAGGAGCAACCCAGTTACGAGCCTTTTGCAATTGAATGATGTGAGCCTCATCGAATACGCCGGCGAACTCAGAGCCGTTGTTCTGACCCATTTCGGTCAGGCGGTCTGGAGCAGTCCAGTCATCTTGATAGTCAATCGGGTTACGGATATACAGAACAACTTCTACGATGATGTTCAGTTTATCGTTAGCAACACGTTGGTCTTCCAACGCCACACCAGAAGTACGAGACTTCACGGTAGAAGTACCCATACGGTCAATACGGTAGTTATTGCTATTCGGGACAGTAGTACGTTGAGTACTCAGATGGGTGAACAATGCGTTGTACTGGAATGCAGTATCAACTTGGTTCTTGTACACTTCCAAATGGATGTCGGTGTCACTTGCTGCGCCACCCCAGTGGATGCGCGTGCTATTACCTGCGTGTGCAGTATCAGCCATAGGTTATCTCCTAATTACTTGTTAAGTTTGATGCCCAGTTGTCGCTGAGAAAGCAACGCTTGGTATTCTTCCGCAGCAGCCCCTGTTTCCAGAGAGCGACCACGGTACTTTTGTTGAAGCTCTTGAAGCTTCGTGCCGAACTCGGCGCTTGACAAACCCTGCTGGGCTGTCTTTTGTTGACCTTCCAACATGTTACCTTTCTTAATAACTGCACCTGAACCAGCAACTTGTGTCTGCATGATTCGGATAGCAGTATCGAAGTGCTTGCTGTTTAATAGGGTCTGAACAGCTTGTACTTCATCGGCACTTGCTGTTGCCTTAAAGGTTCCAGCCAGAGTTTGCCATTCAGCTTCACCGCCTACTTTACTGTACACATACTCCTTAGCGGAATTGATTACAGCAGCGGTGTCTTTAACCACAGCAGTAGCAATAGCCAATGCAGCGGAAGCTTTGTCGCCGAATACAGCGGCGTACATATCACGATTGATGTCTTGCACGTTACCACTAGCCAGAGCATCTTTAGCTAACTCAATAGCCTTAGTTGCATCCACACCAGTAGCACCAGCCAGATTATCAATCAGTTCCTTAGTGCTATCTGCAATATCAAAGTCTAAGACTTCATTTGCAGGAGCTTTGGGTTCTTGTGGTTCTTTCGGTTCAGGCTCAGCAGGGGCTTTAGGTTCTTGGGGTTCCTGCGGAGCCTGAGGTTCTTTCGGTTCAGTATCTTCTGGCACTACAGGTTTTGGTACATCCAGCAGGCCATCAGCTACATTCGGGTCAATGTCGGGCATTAGATATTTCCTAATTGTTCGGCAGCATCCACGGTACTATCCGTACCAGTAATCTGTCGTTGTTGAACTTGCATCTGTGCTTGTTGTTCTTGTTGCTGCTTGAGTTTAGCTTCGAGCTCTTTCTCAGTCAGCATTACATCCACGGTATTCAATCCGTGCGCAAGCATAAAGCGGTCGATAATCTTCTCAATGTTGAAACGCGGGGAGACTTGGGTAAGTACAGGTACAAGCGTACCAAGCTCTTGACCCATTAATAACCATTGCTGTGTCTCAGCAGCGCGGCCTAAGGCTTGCATACCAGTCACAACACGTAAGTCAATCGTACCAGAGATATAAGCAATCACAAACGATGGGTCAAGCTCAGCACTCAGTACAAATGCCATGGGCAAATGTAATCCCTGAGACAACTGACTGTACACACCGCCGAGGACTTGCTCAGCTTCCATAGCCGCTAACTGAATCTCATACGCTGTAACACGTTCAGCATCACGCTGATTAGAGGTGTACAGGAACGCAGTAGTCAGTCGCTGGAAGATACTATTGATGTCGGCTGTGAGTGCCTGAATCTTGTTGTACTGTCCAGCCTCGAATGCTTGGATAGCACTAGGGTCACCTTGAATGATTTCCCCGCTGGCAGCATTGACAAATGATTCTACATCGACCATACTGTTCGGAGCATACAGGTACTTGATGTTCGTGCTCTCAAGCTCATATGAAGCTAAAGCAGCGCTGAGCTCGCTGAGCTTGATGAAGTCACCAGCATAATCCTCTACCTGCCCACGCCCGTAGTTGTCACCTGATGCAAGGTTCCACACTACAGGAATGTACGGGCAGAACATCTCAGGGTACTCCTCTTCCGAATCAGGGACTCTTAAGCCCTGAATCTCCTGATGGACTTCCCAAGTGTCGATGATACCGTTATCAGTCTCGTGGGATACACGATTGATTACGGTGTACAACGGAACCTCAGAATCATCACGGAAGTTAGGATTAATGTTCAGCAGGTCTTTGATGTTCTGAGAGAGCTCACGATACTGCAAGCTCTCCTTTGTGATAATCCGTAAGACCTTACCATTAGCATTACGGCGCAAGGCATAGTTATGCAGATTCAGAACACGGGTTACACCATCACGGCGAATTACCAGACAGTTACCTGTGACTACCAGCAATCGGATAGCTTGAACTAACTGAGCATACGCTGCATTGTCGAACAACGCTTCACATGCCTTGAGTTCCAGATTGGATAAATCAATCTTCTGCTCATCCGAGAGCTCTTCATCGTTCATAACCTTGAACTTGAAGAAGCTGGTGTTCGTGGGGAACAGAACCTGAGCGAGTTTAGTACTCAACCGATTAACGAGCATAGCACCCATACTCTGATAGTCATATTGCACGATTTGATTACCGGTCCCTACGTGTAAGAACTCAGGGAACACAGATGGTAATGTCCAACGTGCATAGTCAGAACAACGGTGAATTAGTGCGTCATCTTGGTATCGGTTGAAATCGGATTCGGCAGTAGTCATCATAAGCCAAGTCCAGATGATACTGCAGCAGTTGTAGCTCGCTTACGGCGACCAGTACTGATTACTGAATCAGAGTTACCAGCAGACTGAACCTTAGCTACATCCTCGGTACTCGCTTCACGGTTAAGCTTGTTAGCTACACGTGCAGCATCAGCCTCACTTTGTATTCGTTTGTTCTCAGCGTCAGCACGTTTAGATGCCTCTTTAGCGGATTTACGTTGCGAGTACACGGTAGCCGCAGCCGAGATTGCCACTACGGCAGATACAAAAGCAGTCATTGTGTCTCCTGTAAGTACAATGTGTTATCAGGTAGCACACGGTTAGTGAGCAGCCTTTGATGGTCATCGGTCATGAACGCCTCTGCCTCTGGTACAGTACTCGCTGGGCTTACCATTACAGTCGTCCAATACGTATCTGTATGAACTACACCAACTCGCTTAGTACCTGAAGAAGCAGGTAGCACATGCCAACCTGTCAATCGTTGTACACCATCATCGGTACTAACAGTTATGTCGCCGAATAGAATACTGATTGTATCAACATTCAACTCAGCGCCTGTAGCTGCTATACCAGCGGGTATTAATACAGTTCTAGCGTACATACCGCCATGTATTAAATGCTCCGCAGGGAAGTGTACTTGTTGTTCTTGTAATAGCATCTGTTCAAACGCTAGTACTTTATCTTTAGCAGACGGTATAAGACTTATATCCATTACTTACCGCCACGTTGTATATTCTGAGAGATAGTATTAGCTATAAAACGTATTACATTACGTTCTCCTTGCTTTACTAACATACTCTCATGTGTATTATCCTTTGGTACTTCCGAGAACATACTATGTAAGTACTCTAGTTGTTCTACAGTAAATACTACTTTAGTACCTTGTATATTCGTACTAGGTTTACCTAATACGTAGTTAATTATATTCATAGTACTATCCGTTCTTTATTAGGTTCTTAGTATTATACTATTACGTATTATTATAATTTATTGTACCTATATAGTTCTCTATATTATCGTTACTATTACGCCTATACAGCGTTACTTAACGTACGTCTCCGTACTATTAGTGTGACAATAAATTTCGTACTATAAGTATGACAATAAAAATACACCTACAGACTATCAATAATCTTTCGACCATTAATAAAATCTATAGGTGTAATTTCTTAACAGAACATGAACTCCGATTCAAGAACTACATTCAAATCCAGCTTACCGTACTGAGGTAGGTTATCGGTAGGTAAACCGTTGTATTCAAAGAGTTCTTTAAACACATCTTTTGAGTACATCTGAATGAAAGTCTCTCGTAGGGTACGGTGTAATTCGGGCACATCACAAGGGTGTGTACCGAATGAATCATGGATAGGTAAGATGTCTCCTTGATATGCATTGATAGTCAAACACAGGTGAGCGCTATCCAACGAATGCACGAAGTTCGGACTGATACCGTTAGCGGCTGTATTCGGTGCGTACTCGCGTGTCCGTTTCTTGAACATAATCGCTTGCACACCCATACTCCGAATACGTAACTGTGTGAGTTCCAGTTTCTCCGACCAATTAATCACAGGCACACCGACTGGAGTAATCCAGCGTAAAGCAGTACCGCGATTGGTTCTAACTGCGCTGCGGAGAGCTTTCATACCGCTTGCCGCTGCTGGTACAGATTGCTCTACAGCATATCTCAGAGCCTTACCTACACACACTGATAGTTTGTGTAATGTGTACAGGGTCTTCCCGTTCTCATCCACAATCTCTTCTTCACCAGCATCAATCAGCGCATCATGTACATAATCCATACTACTCTGAAGAGTGCTACCGTACACGTACGTCATCACAGGGCGCTTACTCATACTACGGGTAATCGGCCTTGCTTTCCAGTACTCTTGGATATTCACATCATCCGTTAACGTGAGCTTTACGGAATCCGCAATACTTGCTACTTGCATGTAAATGTCGGACTTCTTATCAGTATGATTCGGGATAAGGTTGGTGTACAATCCGCCTACTTCATCACGGAGCATAGCGCTAAAGTGCTGCAATCCAGAACACGTTGCATCCATTGCTACAGGCACAGAACATAGGTACTCTTCAGGATTTGGAGATTCCAAAGCCTCTTGTAAAGCGTACCCTGCTTGAAGTAAAGTGAACGCTGTGTCAGGCTCAGGGGCATCAATATTCAATGGGTCATCTAAGAACTCTTGGATATGCTCCCAGTTCTCTTCAGTCCATTTCGCTTTAAGTACCGCTGTGTGTTTATCATAACCTGCACAGTTAGCAACGTGTACTTTCAACCAGAATAAACCATCTTTCCCAAGCGGTTTAGCTGTGGCGAAGTCCAAGCAACCCTTAACTGCATCCGAGCTCTGTGGGTTCAACGTACTGCGGAAATACATCCGCCCACGCCAGTCGATAAAAGTCGGAAAATACAGGGCGGATTCTACTGAAAATTTACGCAGCTCCGCTAGGCGGCCTAGAATCGCGTATGTGCGCCCTTTGCGTTTTATCTCACTCGTGTACCAGTTTCGCATTGAACGCCGCCAGAAGTCAAATACGGCCTGTTCCTGAGCGTTTAATGTAGCCTTGTCGAAAGTCGCCTCGTCAAACGGAAATTCTGGGCGGGTTTGCTCCTGAAAACTCGGTAATCCTAAAATTCCGAGACGGGTAGCTACGGCCTTGCCGAGAACATCCAGCACCTTAGTGTTAACCTTGTACGGTACGCTTTGGGCTTTATTCATAGCAGCACGAACTGTATCTGCTGCTGGGAGTTCTAACTGCTCCAGTACCCATTTACGGTCAGCACGGTTTAGTGTTCCGATAGTGCACATGCTTGCATGGCCTTGAAACCATTGAGTGAGATACCCGCCGTTGTACTGAGAAGTCCACGGAGTAGGCTTACACAGCATCGGAGGATACATAACCATTGCGCGAGCACTTGATACAACACCCTCTAGGACTTTCTGTAACTCAGGGGTAGGTTCAATGAAGTACATCCCGAAGTCACCATAGAATCCACTTTGAACCCACTTGAACAACCCTGTGGTATCATAGATTACGGAGCACAGTAGGCGAGCAGCACCATTACGTTCATCAGAGCTCCAAGTCTCCCACTCAATACCAAGACGTTCAGCACCACGAGTGTACGTTCTGTGGATATGTGATATGCTGTGAACCTTAGCTTCGTCTAAGTACTCCTCAGTACGATTCACGTACTGCTGAGATACCTCCTGCATCATAGTAATAAGACATTCAGTTTCAATCGCCTTACCTAATTGATTCAGTAAGCTCTGCATACTCACAGGTTCTGGGTTAGCACATGCCTGAATAATCTGACGTAACCCCATAGTGGTCAGTAAGTTCACAGGCACTCGGCGAAGTAGCCCTGCGTACTTACCATTAAGACCACGGTGAGGTTGAGCAAGAAAGGCACTCAGGTCTCGCATAACATCGTCATACGTTTTAATCAGCAGCACTTGAATCTCGCCGACATCCGCAGCACGACCTTGAGTAAACGCTGTGTTCACCAAGTCCTGCCCTTTACGGATACTCATAGCGCTGTATTGTTCTTCTAATTCGATTTGACGGTCATGCAAATTCATTTTAGCTCCAGTTAATGTATTCCCAAATATCTTCAAGTTTCGTACGAAGCTCTTGGATTGTGCCGTTGTTCTTAATGTACGACGAGTACATAATATCCAAATCATCAAGATAATCACCAGGAGCACCATCACGATAGCCCTGAATGAATTTCCATGCGAAGTCTTCTGAGGGATGATTCAGCTTCGGTACATCACGGTCAATTACAATCAACCAATCAAGTGCATCAGCCTCTTCCTCGAATCGTACATCAGGAATAATAGCATGTGAATGCGTACGTGTTAGGTACTCTTGGAACACGGTACTCGATACTGCGCGAGCGCATTCAGTACCTACTAACTGCTGGAACTCACGAGGACTGAGTTCTTCTTGAGGGTGCACGATTTGCATGAACCGCTCTGCGAATTCATCACGTTCACGTTCTGTACGGAACAGAATATGCTGCAATTCAATAGCAGCTTCAATCGCACGGTCTTCCAACGCTGTACCGTAGAACGGCACACGAACATCCTTAGTGTCACGGTTATCAAAGGTACTGCCGAATACAAACAATGCTGCTTGCTTCAACGGGGCAGCATAACGTGCAACCTTAATACCTGAGAGTTCCGATAAGATTTCTGCGGCGGTGTCTTTACCTGCACCCGCCAGTCCTGTGATTCCGATACGCATAATTATTCCTTAGTAAGTACTTTCCAACAAACGGGGTAACATTCTTTAATACATTCAGCTAATTTCTCAGCAAACTCATTTGCAAAACCTTGAGCATCCTTAGTACGGCGTTGATTGTACACACGAGCAAACGCCATTACAGAGCCTGTCCACATCCATTCGGTCATGGTGTTCATGGGGAGCACTAAACGTGCCTCTTCAGGTGCAACTCCTGAGATAATCAGATTCTCATACAAACCCAATACATCACGTGTAGAATTAACCATAGCACCCACAGCGCTGCCAGACCATTCATGTACATCACCTGCTCCCTGCTTAGCATTCACAGGTGCACGATGCACTTTCTCTGGGAACCAGAACTCTGGCTCAGATGACACATAACGCCGTGACACCTCATTCCATACAAGACCAACTTGATGCTTACCCAGTTGTCGAGCTAAAGCAAAGGGTGCTTTCACACGCACTTGAATACTCGTGTGTGCAAATGGCGACCAATGGTTATGCTCAGCGAGATAATTCACCAGACGTTCATCTTGTTCATCAAACTCGTCCTTAATCTTATCGAACGAAATACGGGCAGCGTTCACAACAGATACATCGCTGCCCATATAGTCGATAAGCTGAACGGTAATTTCAGCTTTCTTCATAGCACTCCTAGTACTCGTAATCGCCAGTCAGGTTGCCCTTACTGTACTCAGTTGCTCGTTGTTCAAAGAAGTTCGCATGCTCGACACCTGCAACCATTGCATCAAACCACAACAGATTATTCTTGGTAGTCTCTTCGGTACTGATACCTGCTTGGCGCATACGGCGCTGGGCTTGAAACTCTAAGAACTGCTGTACATCCTGAAAGGTCAACTGCTCCGTCAGACATGTACCTTTAGAGTACTCATCGAAGCAATCCTTAGCAAAGGTTAGAATCAATGGCCACACTTCATCGTGTACATCATTGTACCACGAGAGTCGGGTACTCTGAGGGTGCACACGGAACATACCATCACGCTTCATCAACTGTGTCACACCGTACACATGGTAGTCTTCATCGCGAATACTCCATGATACAATCTGACCTAAGCCTCGCATATACCCGTTACGGGCATAATTCAGAAGCATAGCAAATTGAGCGAACAACATCACACCCTCGCCAAACAGCGTGGTAGCAACCATGTGCTTAAAGCGATGCTCGGTATCCTCGGAGCCTTTGTATTTATTCAAGGCTTCGTGCAGCTTCAGGAGGTTATCATCTACCATCCACTTACGGAATACGCTATCCTGTTCAGCACCCTTAACGAGTTCTTCCAGACCATACGCATAACCCATTACATGAATACATTCGCGGGCAGCAAAGCCTGTGAGCATCTGAGATACACCCAGAGTATTCGCATACGGGAGGTACTCATGGATATACGTGTTGTGTACTTCAATGTCGGCTTGAGTAAAGAAGCTCATTACACCTTTAAGGAACATACGGTCTCCCTCAGAGAGGCGGCTATTCCAATCGTACACATCATCTTTCATAGGTACTTCACGAGGTAGCCAATGCAGGTTCTCGTGCTTCTCCCATAAATCGTATGCCCATAAGTCATCAGCACCTTTGTACAGGAACTCATTTACTTCACGTTCATCCATATCATTCCTTAGTTAGCGCAAGCAATACAATCCGATTCCGTTTGGTCTTGCTTAACAGTTTGTACATCCACACCGACAGACGCTTTATGGCCTGCAAGTGCACGGCAGTAATACAGCGTAGGCAACCCTTTCTCCCAAGCCAGCATATGCAGTTTACTGAAGAACGCTCGTGGCGTATTCGGTACGAGGAAGAGGTTAACGGACTGGGTATGGTCAAGGTACTTCTGGCGGTCAGCGGCATGTTCAATAATCCACAGTTGATTTAGTTCATACGCAGTCTTGAACACTTCTTTAATTTCATCAGGAATATCCAAGTGCTGTACAGAACCGTTGTTGATTTGAATGCTATGCCATGTACCCTCGGTATTCAATCCGAGCTTTTCGAGCTCACGTTCGAGGTACTTGTTACGCCAGAGTGATGTACCTGTAGCTGTTTTACGAATGGTTGCATTCGCAATGTACGGCTCTACACCGCCTGATGTGTCCACAAACAACGCGGTACTTGCATTCGGGGCAATAGCAAGCATATGCGTGAACACTTCATCACGACCCACATCAATAGCAGCAGGGCAAGCTGGTAAGTCCGAACGTAAGCTCAGGTTAGCCTCACATGCCGCAGACCAGATACTGTGATACATCTTGTTGTTCAAAGATTTCGCCATTGCACAATCAAAAGGAATCATCATGTTCTGTAAGTACGAATGCCAGCCAACAGTACCCAACCCTACATCACGATAATACCGAGCGTTCGCCTGTGCTCGTTCTGCACCCCTCATAGGGGTATTAATGAAGTTATCCAGTACAAGCCATAAGTACCACAAGCAATCACGAACCACTTGGTTCAAGATGTCACGGAACTCATTGTACTTACTTACGTTCAAAGAACCTAAGCAGCACACACCTGTACTTACTGAACCATCAGGCATACGAGTAGCACTCAGGATTTCAGTACACAGATTACTCTGCTCAACCTGCACACCGAGCTCTTCCAGAATAGCTGGACGTTGACGGTTTGCATTGTCCGAGAAGAACATGTACGGCTCACCTTGAAAGGCACGAGTCTCTAAGATTTGCTCCCAGATGTGTCGAGCCTGTACAACCTTACGTACTTCTTGATTGTGCGGGTCAATTAACTTCCACGGTTTGTCCTCTTTAACCGCTCGCATGAACTCATCCGATAAGCTTACACCATGATGCAGGTTCAAGTTCTTACGATTCAAATCACCGCCAGTAGGACGGCGCATATCAATGAACTCTTGTACCTCAGGGTGTGATGCCGCCATGTACGCAGCGTATGATGCACGGCGTGTACCGCCTTGTGCAAACGCTAAGACAGCACGGTCGAGGATACCCATAAATGGGATAGCGCCATTGGAGCTTGAACCCTTAGAGGTCTTAGCACCGTTGCTACGAATACCTGACCAGTTACCGCCTACGCCGCCACCATTACTTGACAACCAATTCACTTCAACAAAATGCTCATTCAATGACTCACGAGAATCATCAATGTTCGGTAAGAAACAAGCAATCTCTGAACCACGAGAAGTACCGCCATTCGCTAATGCTGGGGTACTCGGTACAAACCATTGCTTATCAATGTACATCCGCATACGTTCCAGATGCTCCCCTGAGCAATGTGTATCCACGCTACGGTAGAACACATCCTCAGGGGTTACATCGGTTGGAATCATATAACGGTCACGAAGCGTTTGTACTGCGAACTCATTAAGTTTCATATAACTCCTAAATGTAGTCGGAGAGTTCAGGGGGAGTGTACTCTACACCCTTAGCAATTTTACCGTGTTCATTAAACACAGGTACACCGCCCTCGAACTTACTCCAATTGCTACGATTAACCTCAGCTAATGCACCTTCGATATCCATACCCATCATGTACGCCACACCTACAGCGGTTACGATTTGGTCGCATAAGGCATCCAAAAGCTCAACACGTGCATCTGCATTAGCACCTAGATACCCGATGTGACTCATTTTGTACGCTAGGGCGGTAACTGCAAGCTCGTGTGCCACATCATCATCACATAATGCAGCGCTCATTTCGGATACTTCTTCGTAGTGGCAACCAATCTGTATACAAACATCTGCGGTACTTGGATTAGGCTTTGCAGCCTTGAACCACTCTTTAATACTATGTATCATTCAATATCCTTCAATTACATGCACAGGGAAGTTCTCAATAGCACCTTTTTGCAGTTCATCTAACATTATCTTTCCTTAGAGCGGCTCGCTCACGTGCTCGTTTAGCAGCGTTAGCTTTGTTACGTTTTAATCGTGCTGCTGCTGCTTTCTCTTCAGGGGTCTTATGGTCTGGGTATATAACCCCCACACCATCTTGCTCCAAGTACTGTACTAACTGGCGTAAGAACACCAGAATATCTTCGTACTTAGTACTCTTTGCACCCCAACGACCAGCAGCATTAGCTACCTTACCCTCCGCCGCATTACAGCTACGATGTAGAACACCACGTATCTCACCTGTGTCATGATTGTGGTCAACCACATAATCGGACGTTCGTCCCATCACGGTGAAATCAATTGGCTTCTGACATATAGCGCACTTTCCGTCTTGTTTTGATTTCGTGTGTGCTATAGCGAATGCTCGTAGCTGTGAGCGGGAAATCTTCCGCATCAAACTAAGATACCCTTAAAGAACAACAGGACACTCAGTTTGAAATTTTTGTACTCGTGCATCAGACGGGCGTAAAATCCAATAATTTTATTCTTCAGGTTCGTGGTATTCATCTAGTTTCCAATCTTGGTTGTAACAATCCTCAAGGAAGTCTAAGTTCGCAGGGGATAGGTTAAGTTCTTTCAGGAAGTTGTACGCGGAATCACCTTCCCAACGTAACAACCATAATGCCTCAGCTTCAGGCAGAATGTTCTGATTAATCTTACGGTAGCCATCAAGCACAACATTAGCTGCATCATCCTCAGATTGAACATCATCCAGAATGTTATATGCTGCAATCGCTCCGCAGAGCTTGTTATCGTACTTCAGAATACCCTTAATGTTATCCGCTGTATCACCCATAAGCGTCTGCGCAAACCAGAACTTCGTACCTTTGCCCTTAACACGAGGTGAACCCGCTGGTGTGTACTTACGTTCTAGATACCCATAACGCTCACCCTTAGGTAAGGTGAGAAATTGACCAGTCTGAATATCATATGATTCAGTTGGAGCAATCAGCAAATCTTTGTCTTCCGATACAAGTACCCCATTATGAATACTATAGCAGTCCATCATTAAAGCATCATCAGCTTCCCAACGATAGTGCGAGAACACTTGAATATCAGGGTGATGCTGAAACACTTCCGATGCACTCGACCGTAGCAATTCCAACAACGGCGGTTTATCTTTATCCTTACGGTTTCCTTGATAAGGCTTCACACCGTTTAGTAAATGCCGCCCGTTCTTTGCACAGCCTCTAGGAGTTAAGTGCACACGCGCTGATTCGCACTTAGCGAGAAACATGTACTCAAGCACTTGTTGCTCAAAGCGGCGCATGGCCGTGTCGAGCTTCTTAGCTGTCGCTGTTGCTTGGTAGCATGTACCATCACCATCCAGTAACAAGACCCGCCCTGAGCCAGCAGCAGGGTCTTGAAACTTATCGAGCGTCTCAACGGTTACACCGAATCGACTGAGTACACTCATGCTTCAGGTACAGCCGAACGTTTCTTGGTATCTTTTGCAGGAGCTTCAGGTGCTGCCTCAGTTGTAAGTGCAGGCAACTCAGCACCAGCCAGAAGTGCTTCCAGAGGAGAGCCGAGGAAGTCCACAGCTTTCATCAAGTCCTCTTGAAGGAAGTTCTTACTTGTACCGTCATCGCGGGAGCCCTCAATGAACAAGGAATCCCATTGTTCTTTAGTCGGGTGATTCCACAGGAACAGTCGGTACGCATCATCAGGCGCTTCAGGCGCTTCATACGGTGTAGCAGTCATCGGGTCAATTGGGGCTTGGATATTCTTCCAATCTACACGATGTACTTTCTTACCATCACGTTCGGTATGGCTAATCTTCAGCAGGAACAATCGACCAAGCAATTCAGGGAATGTGGTCACGTCACGCTTGTAGTTCATGTTGTTGAAAATCTTGATGCTGTTGCTCTTCACATTTCGAGACAGCGCGATGTCATAGGAGTTCACACTCGGGAACACATCGCCTTGCACCATATTTTCAGGCTCGCCTTGGGTATTAATACCACGACCGCCTACAATCGTGAAGCCGAGTTGGAATTGCGGTGCAGGCGCTTTAGCCTCACCATTAAAGGTTTGTACATGTGAGCCTTTCTCAATGTACGCTGTGAAGCGAGCGAGGGCTAGACCCTCAGGAAGTACACGACCACCCCCGCCTTTAGTGGTTTCGGTCATGTTCTCTGCTGCGCCTTGAGTGGCTGCTGCACGGGCTTGATTTAACAAATTGTTCATACTGTTTCCTTTATTGAATGTTTACTCATCATGTTCTTACCTAGTTCTGCTGCTGCTGGGAATGGTGTTGTATCGTATCGCCAATCTTTGTACTCAGGCATAACTTCACACATGGCTTTCGGGGTCTCTTCCATAATACGTTGCACGAGCAACCCGTACTCTCGTGCAAGTTCTTCTGTAGCACAATCCAAGTAGATTGCATCGTGCACAGTATTAATTGGCAGTACTTTACCATCAGCGAAGTTACGTTTCATGAGCTCACGAATTACACGAGCACATGCTGCTTGTACGATAAAGCTAGCTTCACCTTGTATCGCATAGTTAGCCAGTTGTGTGTCTTTATAATCCAGAACATTCTGACCATTGATGTACTTAGGGTACTGCCTGAAGCTGTAGCATGTCCCGCCTTTAGCACGGAAATGACCCACACGGTAAATACCCCATGAACCATCATCGTACATTTCGCGGTGCATACAGTTCACACCTGTACGTTCTACTTCAGGACGAACGTACTTCTCTGCGAACATAGAGCTCTCAGGGAAGAGCTTACGCTCCGTCTCTTGAAACAACTCTGCTTCTTGTACCGAGCATCCTGTAGCATATGCAATACCAGCGGCAGATGCACCGTACTGATTAGCAAACGCACGGGGTTTAATATCCGTACCATCTAACAACTGCTGCATCAAGTTCATGTCACCACTAATAGCAGCCAGAGCGACCACTTCAAGGGCTGAATAGTCAACCTCAACGATACAGCCATCAGCACCAAAGCGAGAACTAAAGCTCTCCTTAACGCGTGAACTAAAGCTCTCCTTAACGCGTGATGTACCGTCTCGTGGTATATTCTGCATGTTAGGCTTAGAGCCGCTAAGTCGTGTCGTCAC